CTCATAGACGACGAATTCGAGCATTCCGGCTCGGAAACGTCGGATGTCGACTCACTCCTTGAGAAGAGTGAGGAGACATTAATCCGTCGGAGAAAGAAACTTTCTCACCGGATTAAGTACGAGGACCCATGGAAAATCCATGCGGCCCGCGCACTCGCTACTCTCAGGGACGAACCCGGCCCCGAGGTAGTTGTCTGGTCTGGAGACGGAATCCGTCTCCAAGACCCGCTCCCACCGAGGCTTTTTGGGCCAAAGTGGGATGGATCTATGCGGAACAAATTACGGTTCCACAAGATCGCGAATAGTGACGTTAAACTTAACGTCATCTATCGTCACACGCACTGGGGTAGACGCCTCATGCGCGAGTGTTGTGATCCAGAATCGAAAATTCGATACTGGGCACAAACCCTCAGGAGTCGTTTAAATCGATTCCTAAAGGGTGGACCCGATCCCATCTGGACTTCAGAAGAGAAACGGGTCTTGTCACGGGGTGAGTGGAAAACTCGCGACCGTGGCTCACGATCTCTAAGACTAATTGAAGTCTTGAAGACCGTCGACGGGATATTCACACAGAGATATCTGGCGAATCCCGCTGAAGCGTGGACATGGGAAAGATTCGACTTGTTCACGCTTGGGAATCTGTCGCTTTTACTGGGCGACGAGTTCCTTGATGGCGAACTGCCGATTGAGGCAGTTCCCATTCGAACCTCCTATGCCACACTGAAGTGGAGTAGGAAGTGGTTTAAGCAGGTGTCTCATAGAGATCTGCTCAAACAGCAGACCAAACCGCCAGCCGAAGGCGCGGAATGGTCTCGTCTCCATTGGAGGACTTGGAAAGTCCTTCAAGGAGCTGAGGGATACGAACGTCTATTAATCATAGGCGTACTATCTCAAACCAGGGGTTGCGGTACACCGCCACCACTGGTTGTACTCCAATCGAAGCGGAAATTTATTCAAACCGTTTCGTCGGAGCCCTCTCAGGAGAGCGCGACATCACGCTCTCTGAGGAGGATGGCTGTAGAGGAGGTCATCAAGGACCTCCCTATAGCCGCGGTTACCGGACTCTCGACCAAGTCGAGGGTCACGGTAACGTCCGCCGCTTGCTGGGAATTAACCAGGAAAGAAGGCGGTACCACGGAGCAGATCAAACGAATGATCTGCGACGTGTCACCCATGCATCAGATCCCTTTACGAGATCTGGACACGGGACGTGTGAACGGTTGGAAATTTGCCAACGAGTTTCACACGGTTGGAGAACTTATATTCTGGGTCTCTTTGGACCGAGTTCTCCACACACCACCGGAAGAATTGCGTAAGGCATTCTTAACCGTGGTGAAGGAACCTGGTAAGGCGAGAAGCGTTACCAAGGCCCGTGCTTGCCTCAAGATCGTTCTCGATCTTGTTAGCAAGGTATGTTCCGAACCCCTAGCGAAAGGGATCCGGAGCAGCCAGTCTGGAATGAGTGCATCAAACCACGGCTGGAACTTTTTCAATTCGTTTTCGAACGAAATTGAAAGAGAAGAGGTCTTCTCTCTCTTAAGGAGAGAGGAGACCCCATTCGAAGGGTACGTCGAAAGGACGGACACATTCGAAGACCTCTTCGTGTCTTCTACAGATTACGAAGAGGCTACCGATCTTCTCCAACACCAAGTGGGGAGAGATCTGGGAATCCCTTGGATGACCAAATGTGGTATACCCAAGGTATTACAAGGTATTGTAGTAGAAACCTGCTACAAACCTCGTGAGATCTACTTTAAGGCCACAGGCCTACTAGCAGATCTTGGAGAACCAGTGGAAGGCGATATCCACAAGGTCCTCCTTCGTCAAGGCGTCCTCATGGGGGACCCCTTAACGAAACCTGTCCTACACTTGACGAATGTGTCGAACAGGCTCCTGCAGAAGCGGATCTTAGACCCCGACTTCTACGGCCGGCTGGGCAATTTCAACGAAATTGCCGAGCTTCTTTCACACGTTAAGAATGAACTTAACGGGTGAAATCTGTGCATCATGCGGACACTTCCGCAGTGGATGCGCAACGTATAGCCCCTAACTGG